TGCATTTACAACTAAAGCTGCAGGTGAAGCTGTAGACAGAATGTTAGACTATCACACAGCATTTGAGAAAAAAGATCTAAAACATTTTAGAACTCTACACTCTTTAGCGTTTACACAATTAGGTATGAAGAAGAGTAATGTAATGCAGGACGAACACTATCAGGACATAGGTCGTAAACTAGGGATAGAGGTCACAGTATACTCTAACGGAGAAGAAAAGACAGGTTTTGTAGATTCCGATAGTGAATACTTTAACATCATTAATGCAGCCAGAATTAAAAATATAACTGTAGAAGAAGAATACAACACAGACATGTATTCAGAAGACATAGATAAACATTTACTACAAATTTTAAAAGATGAAGTTGACAATTACAAAAAAGCTTTTGGCCTAGTGGACTTCACAGACATGATCGAAAAATTTAATGTGGCAGAATTGTGTCCAAAATATGATGTAATATTTATTGACGAGGCGCAGGATTTATCACCAATACAGTGGAAAATGTACGATATACTTAAGAAAAACTCCAAACATGTTATACTAGCCGGTGATGATGATCAAGCTATTTATGGTTGGGCTGGTGCAGATGTGCAACGATTTCAAGACGAGCCTGCAAAGAACATAGTTTTGCCACAATCTTACAGGGTGCCGAGACAAGTACAATTTGTTGCTGATCAAATACTGAGTCGAATACCAGATGATAGACGTATTAAAAAAACATGGGCGCCGCGTCCGAAATCAGGGTCTACAAACTACATTACGTCAATAGAAGATGCACCATTGCATGATGGTGACTGGCTGGTGTTGTCTAGAACCAATGACAAATTAAATAAATTAAAACCTATTTTAAAAGATATGGCTATTTACTTTGAATTAAAAGGTAGAAAGAGTTATAAGACAAGGTTGTATACAGCAATAAAACATTACACAAGATGGCAACAAGGAGATAAATTATCTTTGTCTGAAGTAAAAGATGTTTTAGAACAAGCAGGTCAAAGTCCAGATCCATTTCCTACAGAAGAAAGAATGTATGACTTAACAGAGTTTGATTTTTATAAAGAGCATGACTGGTACGAAGTATTTACACAAGATTACGAAGAATGTTTATACATTAGAGAAATGTTACGTAGTGAAGAACAATTATCTAAACCTGCAAGAGTACAATTATCGACAATACATGCAGCTAAAGGCGGTGAAGCAACAAATGTTTTATTAATTTTAGATAACACAAAAAAGATAAGAGACGCCATAGAGAAAAGCGAAGAAAAACATGATGAAGAACACAGGGTTTGGTACGTAGGTGTCACACGTGCAAAACAAAATTTATATATAATGACAGCTAAACAGGAGGACAGAGGTTATGACATCGAAAGCATTACATAAACAAGTTTCGGGGACTCACTATCTGTATATGGAAATACAGCCAGCAGAGTTTATAAACAAGAACAAATTGCTTTTTGCAGAAGGAAATGCTATAAAATACATATGCAGACATTCTCGAAAAGGGGGAATAGAAGACATAGATAAAGCAATACATTATTTAGAAATGATAAAAGAAAGGGACTATGGAACCAAATAATCACATACCACATTACATGGGTTTGTTTACGTGTCTATTAGTTTTGTGTTATTTAATATGAAAAATAAAAAAGGAAGCGTAATTAGAAAAGTAATAAAGATTAATAAACATACATTTAATTTAGAAATTTATCCTGCTTTGGTTGATTGGGAAATATTTCCACATAATTATAATGCTGCTTTGTATGCGTTTAGCAACAAAGATAAATTAAAAAAAGAAATAGAAACCAATCACGTATACGAGCAGAGGAAACAAAATGAAAATACCAACGTTTAGTGCACAAACAGAATGGGTAATACCTACAGAATTTCCTGACTTACGACAGGTAGATGAAATAGCAATTGACTTGGAGACAAAAGATCCTGATCTAATTAAAAAAGGATCTGGGTCTATTATAGGTAATGGTGAAGTTATTGGTATTGCTGTTGCAACAAAACATTACAAAGGATATTTTCCTATTGCACACGAAGGCGGTGGCAATATGGATAAGAAAAAAGTTTTAGAATGGTTTCAAGATATTCTTAAAACAGACTCTACAAAAATATTTCATAATGCAATGTACGACGTGTGTTGGATTAGAGCTATGGGTTTAACAATTAATGGTATGATTGTTGATACAATGATAGCTGCAGCCATAACAGATGAAAATAGATTTAGATATGATCTAAATAGTTTATCCTGGAAGTATTTAGGGTTTGGTAAAAACGAAGCTGCACTTGCAGAAGCAGCAGCTGAGTGGGGTATAGATCCAAAGTCTGAAATGTATAAACTGCCATCATTAAACGTAGGTAGCTATGCAGAAAGAGATGCAGAAGCAACGTATGGTTTATGGCAAGAAATGAAAAAAGAAATTATTTCACAAGACTTACAATCAATTATGGAACTAGAAACTGATTTATTTCCTTGCCTGGTCGACATGAGATTCAAAGGTGTACGTGTAGATGTAGAACGAGCACATAGTTTAAAGAAACAATTAATAAATGAAGAGAATGAATTATTAAATGCAATTGAAAAAGAAACGAATGTGCGTCCACAAATATGGGCTGCAGCTTCTATTGCAGAGGTTTTTGAAAATTTAAAAATAGAATTTGAAAGAACAGAAAAAACACAAGCACCATCCTTTACAAAAAATTTTTTACAAGAACATAAACATCCTGTTGTTAATATGATTGCAAAGGCAAGAGAAGTTAACAAAGCACATACAACTTTTATAGATTCTATACTACGTTATGAGCATAACGGTAGAATACATGCTGAGATAAATCAGTTAAGGAACGCTGGAGGTGGTACGGTTACTGGTAGGTTCTCTTACCAGAACCCAAACCTTCAGCAAATTCCTGCAAGAAACAAAGATCTTGGACCTAAGATAAGGTCATTATTTATACCTGAGAAGGACTGTAAGTGGGGTGTATTTGACTATTCTCAGCAAGAGCCTAGGCTGGTAGTGCATTATGCTTCTTTGTATAAACTACCATCTGTATACGATGTTGTAGACGCATATCAAAATGATCCTAACTCAGATTTTCACCAGACCGTAGCAGATATGGCTGAGATACCTAGAACACAAGCTAAGACAATTAACTTAGGATTGTTCTACGGCATGGGTAAAGCTAAGTTGCAAGCAGAGTTAGGTGTGAGCAAAGATAAAGCTGCAGAATTATTTAATACATATCACGCTAAGGTACCTTTTGTTAAACAACTAATGGACAAAGCATCTAACAGAGCACAAGACAGAGGACAAATAAGAACTCTACTTGGTAGACTATGCAGGTTTCATCTGTGGGAACCTAATAGTTTTGGTATGCATAAAGCTATGACTCATGAAGATGCATTGGCTGAACACGGACCGGGCATCAAGAGAGCTTACACTTACAAAGCATTGAATAAATTAATACAAGGATCAGCTGCTGACATGACAAAAAAATCTATGTTGGAATTATATAAAGAAGGAATTGTACCACACATACAGATACACGATGAGCTAGATCTATCTATTGAAAGTGATGAGCAAGCAAAAAAAGTTATTGAAATTATGGAACACGCTGTTGAATTAGAAGTGCCAAATAAAGTAGACTATGAATGGGGTGAGAACTGGGGTGAAATAAATGATTAAAGTTTTTGATGATTTTTTAAAACCATCTGAACATGATTTTATATACGAGTTTGCATTAAACTCTCACTACAAAATAGGTTGGAATGATACTAACAATCCTGAACACAAAAGATATCCTAACATATATAGTAGTTATTCTAAAGAAGATGTAGAAAAAATAAACATACTGGATCCTGTAAATAAAATTTTAAAAAATAAACATAAAAACAAAACTACGGCCTGTATTGTTAATTTAACTAAACCTTTGGACATAAATTTTATGCACACTCACAAAGATGCAATGGTTGCGCTATATTATATTAATACTAAATGGGACAAAGATTGGGGAGGTGAGACAATTTTTTACGATAAAGATGGTAAAAGTGTTTTATTTACAGGTCCATATACACCAAATAGATTAATATATTTTGATGGTAGTGTACCCCACACAATAAAATCCCAAAACATACTGGGACCAACTTATAGGTTTACACTTAGCTTATTTTTTAATAAAAAATAACATGGCTTATTTAAATGCAAACATACCTGTCATAGAGTGCTATGTCAGAGGTAATTACTTAAGAGATCAAAAAGATTCACACGATAAATATTTTGAAGTAGGAGTGTTTGGTTTTAGTTCTATACCAAACAGAGTGCCGTTGTTTCATTTCTTAATGGAAGATGGTGGCCTATGGTGGCGAGCACCTATCTCAGCTTTCTGCACTAAACCAGGTGTAAAAGAACTACCATTAGATGAATTAGTTATGTGGGATAGCTTCAGCTACAACGTAAGCGTCACAACTTTTTATGAATTAGCTGGTGCAACCATGCAATACACATCCAGACGTAGAGTAAAACGTAAAGGCAAATACCTATTCACCATTGACTGGTGTGCAGGAGACTTCAACGAATTAAATTTTGGTTATGCAGAGAAACCAGACCAGCATAAGTGTGGTCATGTACTACAATTAGAAGATGGAAACTTTGCAATCCAGCCTAATAATAGGCTTAAAATGTTTGATGCATCAATGGGTGTAGACCCATCAAAAAACTTGATTAACAGACTTGTTACAAGTAAGATATACTCCGTAGAAAACTCGGCTAAATGGATAACTGACGAACATGAAGAAGGCAGTTATGACTATCAGTTGAGAAACTTGGAGGAAAACGATGATAAATAAATACAAAGATAAATTTATGGTATGGCAATTACATTACAGAACAGAAATAATCTGTGCTGTAGTTGGTTTTGTATTAGGATCCATTATATTTTAATTATGACAATAGAGGTAGCCAGGAATGAATTACTATTTCACGGGAGTGTTAATTGTATTATTTGTTCTAATGGCTTTCTTTATGGAACCGGGATACATACCTAGATGATTGACAGATTTATATACAAATGTTTTGCAGGGCTAGACAAAATTTGTGAGCTAATTGACAAATTGTTTACACCTAAAAGACAAAAGAAAAGAAAATGAGTAACAGACCATTAAACATCGGAGAAGAAGCACGAGTGCAAATGCCGATGAAAACGGTGGCCTCGTTGATCGTGCTCGTCGCAATGGGCGTGTTCGCATATACGGAGCTGACTGCGAGGTTGGTATCGTTAGAGACATCACGTGAGTTGTTTGAAAATGATTTGTTAAAAAAATCTGAACAAGTGCCCGTCGATCAGGAGCAGCATTTTTTATTAGAGGATTTGTACAAGTCTGTAGAGAAGATGGAAGAGACTCAAGAGATGAACATGACAAACAAAGTAAACATAGAGTTTTTAAGAGAACAATTAGATAAAGCATTAGCAGATATTGAACATTTAAAAGATAAGGTAAGAGCGAATGGCAACGGGACGAATCACTAAAAAAGTTTTAGATTATATAGCTCACATAAACAAAGAAGCTAAACAAATGAGTT